CCCCGAGGTTAACCTGGATTTATTAAGTTGTTTCCTTCAACCGAACAGCCAGAGGAGCGTTGCTCCCCCAACCTTGCAGATTGGTAGCTCGACAACGCGCTTGCGCACGTCCGCCCACTGCAAACTGTGTTCTCGATCCACACATACGGAAGTATAGATCGGGGCCCGTAGACCACTACCGACGAAGTTTTACGACGTTGTCAGGTCGAGGTGTCCGCTTGCGCGGCCTACCTCGTCGGGTAATACTCTCTGAGCTGGTTCGCTCGAAAGGTTTGCTACATGCAGATCGAATAGACGGATCTACTCTTCCTGGAAAGGAGTCTCGGCTGTACGCTGCGGGTTGGCTCGATGCCATTGCCCTACGCGGATTACCAGTCTGGGAGACTAACCGAATACAGGAGAGAGAAAACATTCCATCGATTGCTGCAATACTTCGCAAGGAGTGCTGCAAACATTGCGATCGAGTCGTGAACGGCTCGTCTACGAGTCTTCTCGGCACACACCACCTAGGTGTGGGAGTGTACGGAGGCATCGCCCGCCCTCTTGGAGGGGGACGACAACGTTTCTGATTGGAGAACTGTCCGGTGATTACATCACCAACATGTCCGGGTACGGAGCAGAGGCTACCCATACCGACAAACCCGTGAGGGTAGTCGATGAAGTGTAGTCAATGTTCACGTACTTACCAATCTCTCCGCGAACCTTGAGGATGAGCATGTGAGTCGACTGATTCACAGCGGTCTCGGACAGCTGGATAGCTCCAGCCGTCCCCGAGACGCTCATCGGGTTCAGAACGGAACCGACGGCGGAAGTAACAAGGATGAAACTGCCACTCTGAGTGAAGGTCAGGCGAACCTGATTCGACACCTCAGATGCTTCGAAGGGGACCGGTCCTGTATACACAGGCCCAGTGCTACCCAACGGGTCGGTCGGAGAGACGGTACCAGACGACACCATGGTGCCGCCAGGACATGAGTTTTCTGCAGTCGGGATCAGGAGCTCAACGTCGTACTCGACGTAAAGCTCACCAAGTGTACCGCCGGTGGAATTGATTCCCACCAGCTGATTACCGAGGTCGTACAACTTGATGTCGGAGCCGCTTGGAGCGGCCCCAACGCGCACGAAGCGCTTCGCGGCCAGACGGTCGGAAGAGCAAAGTGTGGAGTTGTCTTGCCACGGTGCGGAGCGACTAGCCCCTGAGAACGCAAGAAATTGCGCCTTTGTCTCGGGAGCGTTGTCGGACGCATCGTAATCCACTGCCAGCATCACAGTACCAGGTGTACTGGTCGGAGCTGAGGTCTCGAAGTCAAACTTGAGAGAGTGGAATCGGTACTTCTCATAACGAGAAGCCACTTGGGACAGCCAAGGAAAGAGCACTGGGACACCGGGATTGATCGGATGAGACAGGGTTTTGAAGAAACCCTCGTTCCCCTCGATATCTCGGATGTACTCGCGGTGCCGGACCCGGGCTGAATCACGGAGGGTGGAGACCTTCGGAGCACGCATCGTGCGCCGGGTCGCCACGGCGACTGGGGCAGAACTTCGGCCTGAGGCCACGCGTCTGCTGCGCGATCGTTGATTCTTGCTGGACATGGCGATACGTGAGATTCTATCACGTTTGCTGTAGTTAGTATTGGATCCAACTCCACAGCTGGAGTCCGACTGTTCATTGTTGAACAGACACTGTCAAATACCCATCACCCTCCGAGAGGTGTGAAAGATATTCCGTTGGCTAACACCCAATGGTCTTGGGGCAGTGTCTTCATCCGTGCAGTCTGTCGACATTCCGCGGTCGTAGATGGTACATTGTGGCTCCTAGTGAGCATCCGATGCATCTCTCGCTTAGTACGTAAGTATTTACGCCTCCGATCCGTCTGAGTCTGGCCCAAGGGCCGGTCGTCAGATTGATCTAGGCAACGTTTTGGATGACTTGGGTTCAACAACCCAATGAGTGATTTAACGTCCTCTCCAAGACGAACGTAGGTGCAACACCGTACGCCGGAGTGTTACCCTCTCCAGGGGGATCCATCTCTGTTCTCCAAGCAGCTTGGCAGGCTGCTCATCGTCCGACCTCGAAAGGCCAGACGGGACGGGATGGAGGTGCCAGGTACTTTTCTCTAGTACCTACAATCGCAAAGCTCGGTGGGTGATCGATCAACCAGCGAAGTCTATGCTCACGGACAGGCGGCTCATGCCACCTGAGCGCCTTACGGTGCATCCGGAGTAAAAGACGGTCCTTTGACGCGGCGTCATGGCTCTGTGAGATACTCTTTATCTTCACAGCACCCTGGATCTTTCGGTCCAAGGAGAATTCGAGGTTACCTCGAACCAGCTTCCCGCCTGCGTCGGTCACCTGTTGGAGACTAGGACGATCGCAGTAGATTTTTCGACCATCAGGTCCGTTCTCGTACGTCCGCTCAGGGTCTTGCGCCCAAGCAGTCGATCTCATGCACATACCGAAATAGTTGTCGGAAACACTCTCCCAGTCCTCGGACTTAGGGAGCGGACCGAACCGCCCGAGCACAAGTGGCTCAAGGGCAGGCTTCAACTTCCGGAACTTTCTCACTGCTTCAGTGCAGGCGAAAGGAAGTGCATCGTCGAACTTCTCAACCAGCCAACCTTCAAGAGGGTTCCGCACACAGAAAGTGGCGACCCTTCTTTGAGCCTCACTGATGCCAAACGGCTTCCCAGTGAAGTTTCTCAACCCGACGCCACCTAGGCGTCGCGGGAGAAAGAGGTTGGGGGAGAATGTCACGGGCCCGGCTCGACTCTTCAACTTGTTCGTCAGTTCGACGATTCGAGGCAAGAGTAGCCGGCGCGCGTAACGCCCGACATCTTCAGGGACAAACGCGGAGACCTCCTCCCAGATCATCGGCGCAGAGCGCAGGGTCAATAGGGAGTCGGACTTCACACGGAATCCAAGGGCGAGTGCAGTATTCAAATATCCGCACCGCTTACCTGAAGAGTGATACATACGAGAATTGATCAAAGCCCAGTGCTTAGACCGGTAGGTCTTCAAGTCGTTCACGACTAGACCTACGTCTCCTGCACAGGACTTCCACCGTTCAAACAGATCCTTGCTACCACGGAACAGAATATCATCTCCATTAATCAACAACGGCTCAAGCGCGAGGTCCATCCAAGATGTGACTCCAGCTGCTCGCATGTATGTTGAGAGATTGATCATACAGAGGATTGGAAAGCTGAGAGGGTGACCCATCAGCTGACCGTTCGTCTGTCGCACACGTACACCGTCCGGATACTTGATCATTGATCCGATCAAGGAATTCCAGGCTGAAACACCTACAAGAGTCTTCTCTAAACCAAGGTTTTCGAGGATTCTGCAGAGTGCAGCAACGGTGACGTCCATGTGCATCTGGTCTGTGGCAGAACTGTAGTCGCCGGAACAGAACTCGCCTCGATCGAGATTTCTCTCGAGGAAACGCATTCTGAACCGCTCATCGACATACTCAGGAGTAGTCGAGTACAGTTGAATCTTCCACCGATTCACAAGGAAGCTTTGCAACCTACGGAGGCCTGTATACAGGTCTCCTGGTCCCTTCGTTATGATACGAAACTTGCCAGGCTCAGGCAACGCTTGATATTCAGTTCTATGTAGTGACTGAACGCTCTCCTGATGAGACCAGTACCTTTCGAGGCACACGGTTTCTTGGAGCTTATGCACTTGAGAGAGTGTTCCTAACTCTCCAAGCATCAAGTTGTAGCCGAGACTCTGCTCAGCGTGTGCGCCGCCATCTCCGTTAGGAGTATCGACGGTTGCCTTGTACGTTGGCACACACGAGCCCGGTTTGTAAACGGTACCAGGAGGTACCACGATGTCGACTGCCTTGAGGACCCAGGCAATCGCATCCTCAGTGGTTTGGTGCGACTGTGACATTAAGTCACGGTGCTTCTCCATCGCGAGTTTAGAATGATACTGCGACATCTCATGCCAGCAGCGCTTCGACTCCATCAACGATCGGATGAAACACATGGAACGGTAGTGACCACCCTTTGCCTTTCGTGCAAGAAGCTTAACCCTTCGGTTTAGACTTCCACGCACCGGGCCCTCGGTGACACCCGAACCAGTCATAGCCAGCGAGTGAATCGCCACGAAGTACTCTTTAAGTAGAGACTCGCCAAGATCACAAGCAAAAGCCACGAACAATTCGCGCACCAAGTCGTCGCGAGAGTCTGCATAAGCCATCTTTTGACGGTAGTTCAGTCGACCGACTGGAACAAAAACCGAAAAGATGCGAAATAGCGACTCTATCGCAGCGACCCCTCGAGCAGACCAACCCTTTGGGTAGGAAGGTCCGCTCATCCCCTGACTCTTTTGTAAGAGAGAGTCAGAAAACTCACCACGCGCGAGTGGGAAACTCACACGATCGACGTTCGTAACGTTGTCGGCTCCTTTGGTGCCGGCGACTAATGATTCTGTCGCACGGAATCTGATGGTCCAGAATGGACTCGTCAGACCGGAAAGAGGGCGGGCGGCTTCAACTTTAGGTTGTTGTTGCTTTCCCA